CCTAAGGTGAGGTAAATGTTACCTCAATAGCAATCCTAACGGATTGCGAACCACCGGCGCGTCGAGGTCACTCGGCGCCGGAGCGAGTATAGTTCGGCCTTCATCGCCTTTCCGGAGCCCTTAGATTTCTCATTAAGGGCCCATGCTCTGTCCAACACCCGATTAAGAGTGTCGGTCGCAGCATGGCGGAGGGGCTGTCGTGGTAAGAAGCAAGAACGCAAAGAACCTTTTGATGAGGAAGAACGTAAAAGTTCTTCCCAATCGGAGGTATCATTACGTAGCTCTTTAGCACGTATCGTCCACCCAAGCACTTCGAGTCGATGTAGAGTGCGAGAAAATCGCATCCTAACTCCGATTCCGTGATTGAGCGAAACGATGTCAGACCAAGGCCGCACGAAGCAAAGTCCCTCGCAAGTAACCGTTGCGTACGGTACGCTTGCAAGAGATTGGATCCATTCCTCAATGAATCCAGCTGCTTTGTGGTATCCTCTAATGTATAAAGAATTTGAATATTCAATATATGATTGGAGGGTAGGAACTACCAGTTGACGACACCACCTTTTCGCGATGCGAACAGGAGTGACAACGACGCCTTTGTATGCGTCGAGTCCGCAGGATTCTCGAAAGAACCCTGAGGTGCAGCACTTGGATTGGTTGAACAGGAGTCCAACCTTTTCAAGCATCTGCATTACTTCCGAGTAGTTTATTCGGTAAGTAATAATATCGTCACCGTAAACCCATACTAATTTCGCGGCTTGCCGCATAGTTAGTGAGGGTTTCTTAGTCATTATCAGGGAGACCGCCAAGGCCCAGAAGCATAAAGCTTCAATGGGAAAGCACACTGCTGACCCCATAGGGGCGAACTTGTGCAACTTGACGATCTTGCCACTAGGAAGCTTCGTTTCCGAGCTCCTTGATGCCTCGAGCGCACGCACCCAATTTAATGGGAAAAGCGTCCACACGAGATGTTGAGAGACCCGGTCCGAAGCGTCCTTCATATCGAGCGTTACCAAGTTCCCGTGGCGTGAAGCCTCGAGAGCTAGGGATCGGTTCACTTCTTGATTAGAGAAGTTCACCTGTCCACGAGTAAGTTGATGGCTTTCTAGTGTTTCCACTAGTAGTTTCATCTGGCCCTGCTGTATCCATTGGATTTCCAGCGGTTCCATCGATATGAGCCTCGGTCCCCTACTGTCCTTCGGCACTAGTACGACTTTCGCCGTACTAGAGTCTAGGACCTCGGGGCACTGCACCGTACCCAAGGAGAGCATTGTACGCTTACGCGTCGATGTTCCAAGGTTACCTCGAGGAAATCCTCGGGAACGAAGTCCGCATCCCACGTTCTCTGAACGCGGGGTGTTAGGAGCTTCCGTTTCTCGTGGATATCCCAGTCTGACACGACCCAGTTGACGTAGTTCGAGACTTCCGTCACGAACCACCCCTTCCGGGACAAGTGCCAGCGAGCCCGAGACAAGTCTGTCGCAGACATGCGACAAACTATAGAAGAAGTACTCCGTAAACGGATATACCTCCTCAAGGTTCCTGTAGAGTCGGCTGAAAGCCGATTTTCCAGGTCCTCTCTCGGTGGTGGCGACAGCACCAGGTCCGTGCCTTGGATAAATCCAAGTCGGATCTGTCGGTCCGAGCACACGCGCAATAATAGCGCTAGCGCCCCTGACCACGTGTTTGTCTTCATTAGTTAGGATCCAATTTTGTTGGAGCTGACTATCAGTGATGACGAAATCGTTGAGAACTTTCTCAACAGACTCGTCCGAGTAGGGCAACTGCAGCTTATAAAAAGCATAACAGAGATGCCTGATATGACCCAATGCAGTGGGGCACCCGTGAGGGAGCTCCACCCCGTTAGAACCGAACACATGTCCGATAAGCCATCCGAGAAACCTCGGTAGGCTAGATCCCGTGCGCTTTTTAAACGCAGGGACCTGGAGGACAGAGCCAGAAGCAAGTGCGGTGTCAATCGCCTTGCCTAAGGACGGCAGTACCTTCGTTAAGAAGGAAATGCCCTCATGTTCGAAGCGAGATCTGATTGTTTTCAGATCTCGTTCAAACTCGGTTCTATGTTGTGCAGGATATGCATCGACTACATCACTGTAGACTTTGCACAACAGATCGCAATACCAGGTAAATTCCTGGGAATTGTTATCTTGGCTTTTCACCATACCAGCTCATTGAGTTGGAAGTGGATCCAGCCATGTTTAGTCTACAGCAGACCTCATCAGTGTTACCCTCCTTACGG